TCAAGAAGCTCGCGGGTTAATTCCGCCTTTAAGGATCCAATCCTCGATCTCTGCCTTAAGGTACTGTTTGGGATGGGTCCTGATTGGTTTGGGGAAATTATGATATTCGGTGTACTTCCAGATTGTGGCTCTAGAGCTTACCTTAAGAATCCCCATCACTTCTTTTTCAGTAATCATTTCAATATCAGCCATACCCACCTCACACCTTTTTAGTGAAACCAGCGCTGATCACGCTTTTTGCGATGGCAGCCGGATCTGCTTCATGCAGTTCATCGTCTTCGCCCAGCACCGCTTTCATCAGCTCATTTTGCAGAACACTGTCATAATCTCGCGGCCAGAAGTCTGTCGGCATACCAAGCGAGTTACAGTAAAAAAAGACGCTAATCGTTATCTTTGCGGCTTCTTCTGCAGTCCGTTCCGGCTGGCGATAGCCAGCCTCCCATATTGCATCTGTTATAGCCGAAGGATCGCCGTTAGCTGCCTTAATCAGTGTCACGAGTTCGAATACATTTACTTTGCTCACTCTGACGTCTCCCCATCGGTTTTACTGACGTAACCTTCCCAGCCGCCGTAGCTGTTAACCATTTCGCCCAAACGGGAAAAGCAGGCATTTATCCAGCGGATACCGCGTGGTGTCAGAACCGGAACCGTTCCCCAGTCGACGAAGCTGGAATTACTCCGGTGCATATACCTGATAAGGTCCAGGATATTGATGTAATGTGCACGACGGCGTTCCATGTCCCATCCCTTATCAATGAGGTAAGAATCAATAAAACCCTGTAGCGCTGGCTGGTTAAGCGAAATATCACCGTACTGGTGGCGGTAAACAGGGCGACGGTGGAGGCTGACCAGGTGAAACAGATATGCATCGCATACCCATGTCAGCGCCTGCTGGTGAGCCAGCTGTAATGAGTTAGCGGGCTGCCAGAATGGTTTATTCACCACGACATACCTCCGGCTCGTTGCGCTGGTTCCAGTTCCGGATAGCACCTTCCTTGCAGTCCGGAAGCTGTGAGGCATTGCAGCAACCGCAGTTCACAAACCAGGTGCTTTCGCCATCAAATTCCCGCAATGTTTCAACGAGGCTTACGTGTGGGTTGCCGCAGAAAGGGCATGGCTTAAGCAGATCATCACGGTTTGTTGTTTCAGTGGCCAGCGGGCACAGGTAAGGAACAACTGACATGATGGTCAGATTTTCTTTGCTGATGTGGAGAGGTGCGGCTTTAGCCGTGGCCAACTCAATCGCTTGCTCAACTCCGGAGGCGTCGACCTCGTATTTAAGCGGGTAACGGTCGCCGTCCGGATAGTTGGCAATAAAAGTGACTTCATAGGTTGATCCAGTCATTATTTTGCCTCCGGTGTATAAAGCGCTTTGTCATGGCTGTATTCGCCATTCCAGGTTTTTTTCATCGGCAACTCACCTTTCATGTACAACTGGTAAAGCCGGTGGCAGCCTTTCTCCAGCAGCGTCGGAGTAAATTTCGTAAAAGCGTCCTTACCGTGCGGTGTTATTTGTGTCTGGTCTTCCGTCAGATACTTATCGCGGGCATAGGAGGCGACGCGCCAGCGTGGGTCTTTCTCCGGATCGCGTTGTTCGTTGAACACCCAGTCGCGCTCGAAGGCCCACCACATCATTTTGTTGATGTTGACGCCGTTCAGGGCTTTGCAGAATGCCGGAATGGTCATGCCTTTGGTGAAGTGCTTCTCCAGGCTTTCAACGGTGGCATTGAGGGTTTTGTTTTCCAGCGCTGCCGCTTCCGCACGTTCTTCCGCCTCAATCACCATTAACGCTAATTCTTTACGGCTGATAGCGACCTGGGTAGACGGAGCAGGGATAGCGTCACGCTGGGTAAAGTAAAACTCCACGAGATATTCGTGATATCCCCATGCCTGATCGGTATCAACGATTTTCGACATGCGGGCCGCGCCGCGCTCAGTCCAGAGAATCAACTGGCTTGTATGTTTACTAACCAGGTGGCTCTTAGGTACTAGGTTCTTAAATTCCTTTAATTCTGAACCAGTTAAGAGAAAGTAGTGCTTGCCTTCTTCAAAACGATCCAGATTACGTGACAGGTTTTTGCGAATATTAACCTCATCCGTACCGTACCCCGCCGCCATCTGCTCAGTGGTCACCACACGCTGACCGCGATACTCAATGTGTTGCAGGTCACGTGCTGCGACAGTCGCTAATTCAGTTTTCATTGACATTGCCGCCTCTCCTTAATGCGCCATTGGTTTAACTGGCAGGTCTTTACCCGCACGAAGGCGACCTGCAACATCGGTGAATATTTCGTCCAGGAATTCGTTAAACCATGACTGCCCGTTCTCGCTCAGGCGCTGGTCATTGGCATGGTAGAACTGGTAAACAGCGATATAGCGTTCCGCTGGTTTGTACCGGATAAGGTCTTCTTCAACGTACTTAATCAAAACGTTCTCGATAAGCTCTCTCGTAAGACCCAGGGCCGTCCCGCCATCCCGGAATACATAGTCGCCTTCACGAAACCCAAAGCGTTTACCGCATTCAATGAGGTACAGAAGCGCTACGGAACCGCGCATGTGGGCGCAAACCGATTCAGCCCATTCCTGCTGTTCTGCGGCGGTCAGCGAGCTATTACCGTAACGATTTTCGTCCAGCATCCATGACGGAACGCTGCAGCCATCCCGTTCGCTCAGATCTTTCAGGCGGGCAACCAGGCGTTTAATTTTTGCTTTTTCGATATCGTTCATTTTCTGTCCTTCACTTTGGAGTAGCGTTCATGACTCATTACTTCCCAGCTTTGGCCGCCGTCGCGTGACAGCAGCCGCCAGCGCCGGTTAACCCGAAGGCTCAGATTTCCTGAGCGATGCATGCGGCAAGGGTGAACCCGTTTGTTTCTGTACTGGCGTAGAACGAAAACCGCCTGTTCATGCACCCACTCAGGGATGCGGACCGCAGTGATAGCCATTAGTGACTCCCGCCGCCGACGTGTTTCTCTTTTACGTATTCGACGACTTCCATTAGCAAGTCATCGATAATTAACTTTCCTGACTCGGTCAGATATTCTGTTTCTTTATTTATTCCTATTGCATCCTGATAGGATGAATTGATTATTTTGTTGCCCTCAATTTTTCCGAATTCGCCACGCGCAAGAGCTTCAAAGCGACGGAGTAGTAAATCCATATATTGCTCTGTGATTTCGACCGTCACGATTTTTTCAGCGGGGAGATTGATGATTAATAAATTCCCACCAGTTTTCTTTTTCATCCAGGCTAGCGCGGCATTCTTAATTCGGTTGCGGTATTTTTCGATAAGGACGTTTTTATTTTCCATCATTGCAAATCTCCTGCTCAAGACCTTGCATAAAGCAACTAACAGGCACTGATAGAGAATAAGCCAACTCAAATAAAGCTTTTGTCTCTGATGGTTCCAGTTCGTCCGAAGAAAAAGCAACAGCCTTGAGCAACGCGTATAGTTGAAAGCTTTCTAATTCCGCCTGCTGAACATCAATTTCTTTAGCCATGATTATCGCCCGTATGCTTTTTTTAAATGAAGAATTGCTAAGTGCCAGTATCCTGCGGAAGCTAATAAATTTGCGGTTATGAATGCATGTTTGTTTTTCATACATAACGCCTCACAGCAAGGGAAGCAACAACGCGACCGTAGACCTTCATGTCAGCTTGTTCGTCTTCGTCAAGCGTATATGTCTGGTATGCTTTATGGTCCGAAAGAATCATTAATTCATTATCAGGAAGTACAGCTATCCTTTTAATAAAAACGACCTCACGACCAAAAACTAAGCGGGTAAATACATATATGCCGTCTAGCTTAATTTTTCCGCCGCAATCAACGAACGCGACCACCTCACCGGGTTCTATTGTGGGCTGCATGGAATCACCATTCATGAGGCAAGTCATTACCATTCCGCCGTAGTCATTAACCTGACTTGGACCGAAGAGCAATTCCGGTTTAATAATTGGTTGCTTAATCACAGAAAGTGAATTTTGCATTTTCATTTACTCAGGTTGCAGGAATCCCCGCCGATTAAGGCGTTATTAAATTTATCTTGTAAATTAATTGAGCTTCGTTTCGATATTTTTCAATGTTTCATGAGCTTGAACTGCACAATCAAAAATCACAGAAGCCATCAGAAGTTTAGGGTCGTCATTATCTTTATCGGAAAAATAAGAATCGATATATACGCTAGCCGCTTCACGGGTTTTACCTGCATACGTTAATGCGTTAAAAACGTCATCAACAAAATCTAAACTACTACCTTTTTGAATGCCCAATGCTACGGTTTTATTTTCTGTAATCGTTTTGATGTGTTCATACACATTGTCATGCACTTTGGTTAATGAGCGCGATAAGCATGATAAGGTGCAATCTTTTTCTGTCCCGCCGTCTGTATTGCGAAGAACGAAATCGAGCAACGAAATGTTTTCTGCAAGTTGTCTTGCGATATCTTCAAGCATTTGGGCTGGAGTTTTCATTTTTTATTCTCCGGCCATTCAATACCAAGTTCATCATTGATAGTGGAGAGGTTTCTTTTAAGCTGATTGATACATACTTGAATGAGTGCGGCAGGTTGATATCCTGTGGAGCTATCAGCTTCCGCATATTCAAGCGCATTAATGACACGGTCAATATCCATTGCGCATTTATGCAGCACACCATTTTCAGCAAAAATATTTTCTTTAATCATCTCATGGCTCCGTTGATTACCGATGAGCTGATACTACAAAACGTACATGATTTTGTCTATACGATATGTACATTTAATTTTTAATAATGTACAAACTGTATGATAACTAAGGCTAAATAATATTTTTTGTTGAATATGTACACAGGAAAAAAAACAAAAAAAAGACCGCGATACATACGGTCTTTTATTGGGAGGAAGAATGATGAATCAATCGAATGTTTCTTCTGGCCACTGAGCTTTTACAACCCTACCAATAATGCGGCAGTTCTCGTTACATAGAATACTTTGATAGCGCGGGTTGGGGTTAAGCGGCTCTAACCAGGCCTGCCCGTCATCCCATGCGTAGCGTTTAAAAGTTACTTCCGAGTCGTTATGTATCCCGGCCACACAGAAATCGCCTGGCTCTACATCTTCATCAGGGTCCACCAGTATCAACATCCCTTCTGGAAAGCTTGGGCGTGTACCCGGCGCTGCTGTCATTGAGTGACCGTTCACCTCAAGCCAGAAAGAACGAGGGCCAGCTTTGCGTGTTGTGGCGATCCACTGTTTAGCATCTTTCTCAGTATACGTACCAACATCAGAGAATTGACCTGCTTGAACTGTTGTAAACAATGGGTACTCATACTGTCGTTTAACTGGCGCAAGAGTTAAATCCTCAGAAACAGTAAAGCTGCCATCAGGATTGAGGCTTGCACCAGTTATGCCCAGTATTTCGAAAATCGCTCCCACCTCGGCAAGGGATGGATTTCTTCTGCCATTAAGCCAATGCCCCATGGCTCCCTGAGTTACGCCGATCTTCTCAGAAAGCTCCGCTTGGGACATTCCCAGTGTATTTAGTCTGACTTTCGCCAGTTCGTTCCAGGTTCTTTTCATAGGTCAAATGATACACCTTGTGTAGTTTTGCTCAATCCACAATATGTACATTTTGTTTGATTGTGTAAACTACATAATGTACATTGCGGTGAAATTGTCAGGAGTTTTATTCATGAGCAATCTTAAATCCATCCGAAGCAAGCTGAATATTACCCAGAAGCAACTTGCGGCAGAAATAGGGCATACGCCTAGCTCACTGGGACACTACGAGGCAGGTCGCCGAGTTCCCGACATTAAAACCTGCCACCTGATCGCTCGTGCACTTAGTAATCGGGGAGCGAAGGTATCTGTGGAGGATATTTTTCCTTACACCAACTCCGAGGCCTGACATGTCGCAGGACTTCCGTCACGTCGAAATGCCCACTCGATACAGCCAGGCGGATGCGGAGTGGATTCAGGGGCAGTTGCTCCGGCTGCCACCTTCGCTTAGGCGGAAAGTCGCTCAGCGATACGCGGAAGTTTATGAAGTTGAATTTGAGGTTGAGCCTGTTTCTTTCCGGCAGGAGAACCGGGCAAGGCATGAGGCCAATACACGGCTTCGCAAATTTGTAAGAACGCACGGGCGTGCAATTCAGGGGTATACGGCTGAGCCGCCCCTGGCAGGAACGCAGTAAGCGGGACTGAGGATAACCGGACTTAAAGGCGTCTGGTTGCATGTCGGCTTAAAGATGCCGGGTGCTGGTGGGCTGATTCTTCGATTGTCTGTTTTTTATCTTTGTACCAGTTTGCGAGTACATGAGATGGGGAAGAGGGAAGAGGGGGGTAAGGGGGGAGATGGGTGTTAGGGAAGGGAAGGCATCCTTTTCCAACAGACAACTCCATAGGTTAGGTGGGTACCGATCTAAGAGACAGGGTTTAAAACGGCGTTGTACTAGTTATCTGGTACGCAGCCATAACCAACTCAGATCGGGAATCGTTCTTCCTGGAATAGTGGATTTAGAAGGTGGTGGTGATGCTGAATATCAAACCCAATTTCGCACAGGAACGCGGACTGAGCATGCTGCGCCTTGGCTGGAAGGTATACAACTCCTTCATGGTCTACGCGCCAACTGGTAGCGGTAAAACCGGGCTGGCAGCATTCATCACTGCGGGTCATGTCAGTCGTGGTAAACGTGTCCTGTTTGTCGCTCCATATACCGTCTTATTACGTCAGACTGCCAGCCGTTTTGTCAGTTATGGACTGGATGCTGCTGATATCGGGCTCGTCTGGGCCGAGGCTGAGAAAAGCGAGATCGACCCGGATCGTCTGATTCAGATTGCCAGCGCAGACACGCTTACCCGTCGGGATTTTCCTCAGAATATTGATCTGCTGATTATTGATGAAGCACACCTCCGTAAGCGCGGCATTCTGAAAGAAATTGAGCGACTGACCACTGAGACAGGGGTAAAGGTCATAGGTCTCTCCGGGACGCCATTCTCTCCCTGGCTGGGACGCTATTACCAACAACTGATAAAACCCACAACTATCAGCGAACTTATCCAGCGGGGAGATCTGAGTCCGTTTGAGTTCTATGCACCGACAAAGCCCGATCTGAAAGGCATAAAAACGTCCTCATCAGAGGAGTACGGCAGCGACTACAACGAAAGCCAGTTGTCAGAAATCATGTGCGGAGCAGACCTGGTGGGCGACATCGTGGACAACTGGCTGCGTAATGGTCGTGACCTTCCAACCGTTGCGTTCTGCGTCGATAAGAATCACGCCAATTTCGTGACCATGCAGTTTGTAAGAGCGGGCATTAACGCCGAAGTCATGGTAGCCGAGACCCCTCACGATGAACGGCAGATGATGATCCACCGTTTTGAAACGGGCGCCACAAAAATTATCGTCAGCGTCGGTGTGCTGGTGGCCGGGTTCGACAGTGATGTGCGCTGCGTTATCTACGCCCGCCCGACAAAGAGCGAGATCCGCTGGCTACAGGCAATTGGTCGCGGACTTCGCACAGCACATGGAAAAAGTGCCTGCCTGATATTTGATCACAGCGGAACGGTTCACCGCCTTGGCTTCCCGGATGCTATCGAATATGACGAACTGCCATCTAAAAGCGACGGCATGAAAGAATCAGCAGCCCGCGCAACCGAAGAGCGGGAAGAGAAGCTACCAAAAGAGTGCCCGGATTGCCATTTCATGAAGCCTGCCGGTGTTTACGTCTGCCCTAAATGCGGGTTCAAACCTCTGGTAGGCGAAGACGTGCAGACCGACACGCAGCGCAATATCAAAAAGCTCAAAAAGGGCGAAAAGGTTTACACCAAATCCGATAAACAGTCCTGGTGGAGTCAGATCAAGTTCTACCAGCGTCAGCGCGAATCGATGGGTAAGCCCGTCAGCGATGGCTGGTGTGCCCATACCTTCCGCGACAAATTCAACGAGTGGCCGAACGGTCTTAGTGACTTTCCTATGGAGATCACACCAGAAGTCAGCAACTACATAAAACACAAACGTATCGCCTTTGCTAAGGGCCGGGAGAAATCTGCACAGAATGCAGCCGGGTCGCCTGTCGGCTGCGCAGAGGAAACACAAAAAATTATCAGAGCAAAACATCAGGTGGCAGATATCCGCAGCATGTTGGGGAGAAAAAGCGCGTGAAAACAGCAGAAGCAGCAAAAGGCCGTTGGTCAGAGATTTTTGAATATTACGGGCTTCCGCCTGTTACGGGTAAAAACCATTTCAAGGGTGAATGCCCGGTGTGTGGTGCGCGTGGAAAATACCGCGTCGATGACAGAGACGGATCGGGGTCATGGATTTGTGTCTGTGGCAGTGGTGATGGCATGTCACTGCTGGTTAAAACTCAGGGGAAGAGTTTCAGCGCAATCAGCACGGAAGTGGATCAGATCATTGGTAACGATTACCGCCACGAAAAGATTCCGGTACACAGCTCAGCCGCCAGATTACGCCAGCGTACCATCAGTAAGTTTGCAAAGCTGGCGCCGTTACGAGGCACTGCGGGTGCTGGCTATCTGCAACACCGTGGAATTACCAGACTCCCCGCAGATGCCATCAGGTTCTGCGATAAGCAGCGTTACGCAGGTAAGGTCTATCAGGCGCTTTATGCACTTGCCACGGATGACAAGGGTGAACTGTGTTACCTGCACCGCACGTTACTGGAGGGCGAACATAAGGCACCCCTCGGAGAAAGTGCCAAACGCCAGAAATCCATGCAGGAAGAGAGCTATCTCGAATATGCTCGCTCTGTGGCTATCCGCATGTTCCCTGTATCCTCGACTCTCGGTATTGCTGAGGGTATCGAGACGGCACTCTCCTGCTATCAGATTTATGGCGTGAATACCTGGGCGGTAATGAACAGTAACTTCATGAAGAAATTTCGCGCACCGGCCGGGGTAAAACACCTTGTCGTTTTTGCTGATATGGACAGGCATTCGGCGACGGGCCAGGCAGCCGCATTCGAGTGCGCCCATGCCAATTTGCTCGCAAAAAACGACCTTTTGAAAGTCAGCGTGCGCTGGCCCGATAACGGAGATTTCAATGACATGCTCCAGAACGGCGATCAGGTACGAGAACTGGTATTTACCAAAAAACAGCAGGTGGCCGCATGAAGATGGAATCAGGTCTCAAACATTTCAGCCCACAGGGATTACTCATCAGCGAAATATCGGGAGAGAACAATGCGTGATATTCAAATGGTGCTTGAACGATGGGGAGCATGGGCCTCTAACGAAGGTTCTCGGGTTGACTGGTCTCCGGTTGGCGCTGGATTCAAAGGACTCATTCCTCAGGCAGGAAAATCCCGCCCGTCCTGCTGTGATAACGACGGCATCATTGTTGATACCGCAGTGGGTATGTTGGGTAAGACCGGGCGCCATGATGAGCTTAAGCTTATTATGCTCCACTACATGTATGACGTTTCGAAATCCACAATTTCCCGCTGGGAGAAGTGCTCTGAGGGTAAAATCAGACAGAAACTGATGATTGCAGAAACATTTATTGATGCCTGCATCATCATGTCAGGAGCGACACTAGAAATGGACGACTGGACGCAGCGAAATCGAGTTGTAAAAGTTGCATAAAAAGCTTTTCGTTACGAATTTTACCTATTATTGTGTTAAGAGTGGTCACTTCGACACACAGCTTAATCATCGAAACCCTGCCTCGGCGGGGTTTTTGCTTTCCGGCGATACGACAGGGGTATTCGCGAGATGCACTGCATCAGTACCCCTGTCACATCGTCGTATAGCATTGAAACGAACGTCTTCAGATGTTAAATTTGACGCATGGTGAATCCCCCTGTGCGGAGGGGTGTAAGACAGTCTGTTGTCTCTGTGGCTTACACGGGCAGGTGCATAGTTGCCCGACTGCCCACCGGGAGGCACCCGGCATCATACATAACAACTATAAAACTAACCCTGATTTATGACCTGTCCCGTGGCAGGTTTTTTTTATGGTCAAAGCGATTGTTTTGATTTAACGATGAGTTTAACTCGTTGACGAATTAGCTCTGGCAATTTTATATTGTCCATGTGGTGAATCCCCCTGAGCGGAGGGGTGTAATCAGTTGAAGTTGTGTTATTACACACATGCCCTGGTTAACTGACCGAAGGCATACCGGGAGGCACCCGGCGCCACAGTATTCTCTGTTTTGTTATTTTTCTCTTTAGGCCTGCTCCCTGTGAGTGGGCTTTTTTTCAATATCCTTATAAAATCCGTCTAGTCATTGACGGCTCTGGTGCAGTGATTTTATATTAGTCCAGTGGTGAATCCCCCTATGCGGAGGGGCGTGAACAGCATTGCTTTATTTGCTAAACCGTATGCGCGAGTCATGGTGGCTGACCAAAGGCTCACCGGGAGGCACCCGGCACCACACAATGCCACTAAGCTATTTGGTAGTGGGGTTGTCGTTTCGGCTTCTCCAGCTATGTTTAAAAGGCAGTAACGGAAAAAGCGAGCGCTCTCCTGGTAAATCGGTAGCTCGGACTATTAGGTACTTCTCGATCCGGTACAGAATCAGCATTGCCTACATTTCTGCCCGTTCCTCTGAGCGGCTTTTTTATTGAACATCGCATAACCATGATAACAATGCATCCATGATTTTGTTGGGGTAAAATCAACAAATTGTCATCACCAAGCGAATCATTTCATGGGATTAAAATTTCAACCTGCTGTGCGTTCTGTTCTGATGTGCGATTTTGCAGGAATGGTTATGCCTGAAATTGTCAAAAAGAGACCGATAGTAGTTGTCGCGAGGAACCGCCACCATAATCAATTGGTTACAGTGGTGCCAATCAGCACAACCGCACCCATTCAGATAAGAGATTGTCACCATGAGCTATCTGTTAATCCCATCCCTGGCAATGAGCATATTGCTTGCTGGGTTAAATGCGACATGGTTATGACGGTATCACTTGCAAGGCTTGATAGAATAAAGATTCGAACATTGGAGGGGCGTAGTTACATCGTTCCTCAAATCAGCACGCAAGAGTTTGAGTTGATCAGGAATGGAATACTTCATGGCATGGGGATGCCTCACTTAATTAGATAGCTTATGGTTTTGGTATCTTGAATTGTCCGGCCATGTCTTGGGTTGACTTATGTTAATTGTTGCCTAATACTGTGCCCGTACCCTTATGGGACTTGTGAGACTTCCGCCAGGAAGCCAGGAGCGGCAAGACGGTGATGACAAGCCTGCCGCCCCTGTGGATAAGGCACCTTAACAGGTGCCTTTGTCATTTTTAAGGCTCGCTTCGGCGGGCCTTTTTTGTATTCAGGCCTCACTGACGGCGGCTCATTGCCCAACCGTCAGGCGCTTGCGCTGAGGCCGCCATCTTTGGTCGCTGGACCGTTCCCTCTACTGGTCTGGTTGTGATTGCTCCGGCGACCGAAGCCATTCGCTTGACGTTATTATCCGAAAAAATTTACATTGTTGATGTGGTGAGCCCCCCTGTGCGGCGGGGCATTACTGGTTCTCCTCGGAAGTAGATGCATGCGGAACGCTGTCCAGTCAGTGTTTCACCGGGAGGCACCCGGCACCACGCACAATAAAAATGAGCATACCCTGATTTAGACCTGTTCGTCCGAGCAGGTCTTTTTTTATCCCCCAATCTAACCACACAGCACTTCCCAAAAGCGGAGGTGGAGCATGTATCGAATGGACAAAATCACAACTGGTGTGAGCTACGGTTTTGCCGGAGCAAACGGAGGGTTCTGGGTGCTCCAGCTACTGGATAGAGTTTCGCCTTCACAGTGGGCAGCGTTAGGTGTTCTCGCAAGTATTCTTTTTGGTCTGCTGACGTATCTGACCAACCTTTATTTCAAAATAAAAGAGGATCGGCGCAAAGCCGCCAGGGGTGAGTGATGGCAAACAGGGCAAAGCTTAGCGCGGCAATATTGTCTCTCATCGCTGCAGGCGCATCGGCGCCGGTACTGTTTGATCAGTTCATCAGCGAGAAAGAAGGTAATGCGCTGGTGGCCGTTGTCGATCCAGGTGGCGTCTGGTCTCTGTGTCATGGAGTAACGGTCATTGACGGTAAGCCAGTTGTTAAAGGCCAGCGCGCAACGGAAGCACAGTGCAAGAAGGTTAACGCCATTGAACGCGACAAGGCACTGGCTTGGGTGCAGAAGAACATCCACGTTCCGCTGACCGAACCCCAAAAAGTGGGTATCGCCTCGTTCTGCCCCTACAACATCGGTCCCGGTAAATGTTTCCCCTCAACGTTCTACCAACGCATCAATGCTGGCGACCGCAAAGGTGCATGTGAAGCAATCCGCTGGTGGATCAAAGACGGGGGCCGAGACTGTCGGTTAACCAAAGGGCAGGTGAACGGCTGTTACGGGCAGGTTGAGCGACGGGATCAGGAAAGCGCTTTGACATGTTGGGAGCTGGATAAATGACGCCAAAAGCCTGGTTGATAATCGGTGCTGAGTTACTCCTGTCGTTCCTGCTGATTTATATCCTGCTCGGTCAAATTAGCAGTGAGAAAAAACGGGCCGATGATGCCACGTCGCTGGCTAAACAGCGTCAGGAAACCATTGACGATATGACAGTACGTCAGCGTGATGTCGCCACGCTTGATGCAAAATACACCGGAGAACTTGCAGATGCTAAAAAACAGCTTGAAAATCTGCAGCGTTGCGTTAGCACTGGTAAGTGTGGGCTGCACATCAACGCCAAATGTCCAGCGAACGGTACGACCAGCGCCACCGGCATGGATGATGCAACCGGCCCCCGACTTACTGACGCCGCTGAACGGGATTATTTCACCCTCAGAGAGCGAATCGAAACCATCACCAAACAACTGACGGGCCTGCAACAGTATGTGCGTGAGCAGTGTCTTAAATAACTGGAGAGGAAAATATGGCAGTAGTTCTCACAGCCAGGCAGATTGAAGAGCTGGCAGTTTTCGCGAAAGAAGATGGACAGCCTCAATACACCATCACTACCGTAACAATTCCGGCGTTTGAATCCGATGATGGTGAAACTATCCCGGAATACACGGGGCTGATCGCTTACTCCGATTCGCTGGAACATGGTGTGCTGCAACTCGACGACTAGGCATTACAGCAGGCATTCAATGAGTGCCTGTGATAATGTTTGAGCATATTAATCAGGTGCGCGAGATAGCGGATAAAACCGTTCCGGACGAAGCGTGACGCTGCTATAAGCTGGTGGGTGGTGCAGACGACCAATACCCAGTGGCTCAAGGGTTCGAATCTCTTCCTGATTACCACATCCAAGCCACTGGCATCCGCTGGTGGTTTTTTATTGCGCCTTCGAGCGGACCCTAACGAGTTAGAAATGAAAAATATCAAAGTGGCCATTAACAACCTGATGGAGTTTGCCGATGGTATTGTCCAGGGTGCAAACGTAACGTTTACAGTGCTGCAGGCCGGAAAAGTATTAGTTGACGATTCGCTGTCAGGCAAAGCTACCGTACCTTATGAACGAAACTATGAAGTAATGGGATCTGATGCGGATTTGGTAGTTGAACACAACCGCCCTGACTTGCCCCATCTGTCTATCACCGCTGCTATTGTTTAGGATCGTTTCTTTCCACTGTTTAATTTCATAGCATGTTCTCCGGGTACCCAAAGGAGATAACTATGTTCGTAGCAGAAGGATTGAAAAGAAACCCTGATAATCAGGGGTGGGTTATGGGATGGGCTGTTGTTCGTCGTAGCCCCTGGCATTTGGTCGGCGTGTATACCTCAAAGGACATGGCTGATACAAAAGCCGGTATGTTGGGCAGAGACTATGAATCGGCATATGGATCTCATCGTCTTGGCTCTGACGATTTTATTTTCGAAAATAGCCCGAAATAAGCAATACACGAAGTAAGTCAGCCTCGCAATCGCGGGGCTTTTTTATTGCGCCTCGCACGCGCAAAAACTACTCAGAATCTTTCAGGATGACCCTTGAGGAACCGGCTGGCGTCGGAGCCTTCTGAGGGCTGGATCTCCTGTGCGACAAGGTTCATCACTAAAAGGTAACTCCGATGAATGATATTTCTATCGAATATCTGAAAGAAGCACTGGAATACACGCCAGAGTCTGGTGTTATCCGCTGGAAGCAGCGACCCAAAACTCATTTCAAGACCGATAATTCCTGGCGGGCAACCAATGCCAATTTTGCCGGAAAGGTAGCAGGCTCGCTTGCTAATGATGGGTATTTGCGGATCGGGATAGATGGTCGTTTATATAGATCTCATCGTGTCGCCTGGGCTTTACATTATGGTTATTGGCCTGAGCATGAGCTTGATCACATTTCAGGTGATAGGGGTGATAACTGCATAGACAACTTGCGATCAGTAACTCCGGCAGCCAATAACAAGAATTTGCGCCTCTACTCCACAAATAAAACCGGCGTACCCGGAGTGGGTTGGTATAAAGCTCGGGGAAAGTGGAGAGCAAAGATAAACGTCTCTGGAAAGGTTAAGCATATTGGTTACTTCGATGATTTCCGTGAAGCGGTGAAGGCGAGAAAGGCTGCCGAGAGGCAATTGCAATACCACGAAAATCACGGAACCAGAGACAGGCTCACATCTAAAAGGAATAATTCATGAACAAAGAACTTTCCGGCACTGCTGGCGATGTCCTGCATGCGCTTTTCTTCCGTGGCGCGCTGGTGGATGGTGACTTGCCATCAAAGGCTGGCGCTGCTGAACTGCGTGAACTGGGTTACATGAAGACGCAGGATACGGTAACGCCGTTCTACGGGGAAAATCATTACAACTTCCTCACTCCTGCCGGGCAAGAGTTCGCCATCAGCTATCTGGTGGACAGTAAATTTGGCAAGCGGCCACCACGTTCTGTAAGCGAGTTGGTAATCAAGACATCGCTAGATGCTTCCGAGCTACAGTCGACCATTGATGAGGTGCTGGACTCAATCCGTAAAAGTGATGTGTTTAAAGTCCTCAGTGGTCAGACAATCATTAACGACACTCTGACAAAAGGTGCTGACGTCGATAGCGCCACTATTAAAGGGACTCTACACCTCACTGCCGCCAGCGACCAGTGCCTGATGGAACCACTATCAGAGGCTGCATGCGAAAGAATTAGAGCGTTGAACAACACTCATTTAGAGGGTTTCAATGTCGGTATCAATCCGTTATCAACTGCGATTAAACTTTCTGATGAGATGCGAGATGCTGTTATTGCCGCCGTTCGTGAAAGCGGCCAGTTCGTTGAGAAACAAACTGGTGACGAGCAGCAGTCGGTGGAGTTCAGTGCTGACCGTTTCAAAGTGACGGTTGAGGTAAATGACAGCGGTGAACCCACCATCCAGCGGCAAATCCAGCAGGCTGCTAACGCTGTTATTGAAGCGACAAAAGCAGCACTAACCAGACAAGATGCGGCGATGGCGGATCTGGCTTCCGCTCAGGCTGCTATTACGGAACACATTAACCAGGTTGTGAATAATGCCCTTGCCAATGCTCTTAAGCCTGGTGGTGTGCTGTATGGGCTGCGCTGATGCCCGCGCTAATACCGCGAGCGTGCCGAAAGCGTGGATGCCCAGGCACTACCACGGACCGCTCAGGCTACTGCGATAAGCACCGCAACGAAGGCTGGGAGCAGCACCAGCAGGGCAGGAGCAGACATCAGCGAGGATATGGCAGCAAGTGGGAGATTCGCCGCACTCGCATCCTGAGCCGCGATAACCACCTGTGCCAGTCATGCCTCAAAGAGGGTCGCGCTGTGGCTGCTGTGACCGTCGACCATATCAAGCCGAAGGCACAAGGGGGTACCGATGATGACGCCAACCTGCAAAGCCTTTGCTGGCCTTGCCACCGCAGGAAAACGGCCACCGAAAAGCAATAGTGAAATCATTTCAAATGCAATCATTTCGATGTTAATGATAACGATTATCATCATGGTGGGGGGGGGGATCAAATCCCTACAGCCGCGCGCCCCAGGGACCGACGCCTGACCTTTCTTCACACCGCCGCAGGTTGCGAAACTTTTTTTGGGGATCCCCAGCCGATCATTAATAGGAGTTTTCGATTATGTCTGGACCACCGAAAACCCCGAGCCATCTGCGTTTGGTGAGGGGTAACCCATCCAAGCGCCCGATCAACAAAGATGAGCCAAAACCCCCAAAAGGGGTTCCCCCAACTCCGAAGCATTTCGATAAGCAGGGTAAGTACTGGTTTAAGCGAATGGCCGAGGAACTGGACGCAGTAGGCGTTCTTTCTGAGCTGGACGCGCGGGCGCTTGAATTGCTGGTTGAGGCATATACCGAATACCGGCACCACTGCGAAACGCTGGAGCGTGAAGGTTACACCTACGCCGTTTATAGCGAAGACGACGGCGACGAAAGAAAAGAGCGCGAAATTCGCATGATAAAAGCTCACCCGGCGGCAATTATGAAGGCTGACGCCTGGAAACGACTTCGCGCCATGCTGGCAGAATTTGGCATGACGCCCGCCAGCCGCTCAAAAGTCAGTATTAAAAAACCCGGCGAGGTTGATCTAATCGCTGAGTTCATGAAAGCGAGGGACTAATGGCTAAGGTGGCAGAAGGCATACGCTACGCCGAACGAGTGGTGGCGGGGGAAATTGTTGCCTGTGAATATGTGCGCCTGGCCTGCCAGCGTTTTCTTGATGATCTGGCGCATGGTGAGGAGCGGGGCATTTTTTTCAGCGAGGCGCGCGCGCAGCACATCCTCAATTTTTATAAATTTGTGCCTCACGTTAAGGGGGCACTGGCAGGCCAGCCGATAGAATTAATGGACTGGCATGTTTTCATTCTGATTAACATTTTCGGCTTTGTTATTCCCCTGGTGAATGAAGCGACCGGGGAAGTGGTACTGCGTAATGATGGCAGCGGACGCCCGGTGATGGTTCGCCGGTTCCGGACCGCTTATAACGAAGTGGCCCGAAAAAACGCAAAATCAACGCTTTCCTCTGGTGTTGGCCTCTATATGACCGGGGCTGATGGCGAAGGGGGCGCAGAGGTCTATTCAGCGGCGACCACCCGCGATCAGGCTCGTATTGTTTTCGAAGACGCCAAAAACATGGTGAAAAAGGCGAAAGCGACACTGGGCCGACTGTTCGAATTCAATAAGCTGGCGATTTACCAGGAGCAAAGCTCATCCAAGTTTGAACCGTTATCGTCTGACGCCAACAATCTTGACGGCCTGAATATTCACTGCGGCATTGTCGATGAGTTGCACGCACATAAAACGCGTGATGTATGGGACGTTCTGGAGACAGCAACAGGTGCGCGCCTGCAGTCGCTTTTGTTTGGCATCACAACCGCCGGATTTAATAAAGAGGGCATCTGTTACGAGCTGCGCGACTACGCCATAAAGGTTCTGCAGGGCTATAACAGCAAAGTTGAAGGCGCTGTTAAAGATGACAGCTTTTTTGCCATCATTTTCACGCTTGATAAAGGCGATGATCCGTTTGATGAAACGGTCTGGCAAAAAGCGAACCCCGGACTGGGCATCTGTAAACGGTGGGATGACCTGCGCCGCCTGGCGAAAAAATCGAAAGAGCAGGTGTCCGCGCGCGTTAATTTCTTCACAAAGCATATGAATATCTGGGTGACCGCTGAATCAGCCTGGATGGACATGATGAAGTGGGAGGCTTGTGAAGACATCGCACCCGTGCATGAGCTGAAAACGTACCCGATGTGGGTTGGCGTGGATTTGGCCCATAAAATCGATATCTGCGCAGCCGCGAAGATATGGCGGGCCGATAACGGCCACCTGCATGCGGACTTTAAATTCTGGCTACCCGAAGGGCGTTTAGAAAAATGCTCTGAACAAATGGCGCAGATGTACCGGGGATGGGCCATGCTCGGAAAGTTAGAGCTGACCGACGGTGACGTAATCGACCACCATCAGATTAAAGCCGATCTTCTCGACTGGATAGGTGGGCAAAGCCTGAAAGAAGTCGGTTTTGACCCCTGGAGTGCCACACAATTCAGCCTGGCGCTGGCCGAAGAAGGGATCCCGCTGGTGGAGGTGCCTCAGACGGTTCGCAACTTTTCGGAATCCATGAAAGAGGTGGAAGCGCTGGTGTACGGGGGCAGATTCCACCATTCCAATCATCCGGTGATGAACTGGATGATGTCGAACGTGACCGTTAAGCCCGACAAAAACGACAACATTTTCCCTAACAAATCCACTCCGGAAGCTAAAATCGATGGCCCTGCAGCGCTGTTTACCGGGATGAGCCGCGTGCTTGTGAACGGTGGCGATGCTCCCGACTTCCTTTCCACTCTCGACCCGGATGACGACCTGCTAATCCTATGAAATCTCTGATTATCGATATTATCGGGCTGTCCGGTTTCGGGCTGCTCACGGGCGGGGTTTACCTGCAATTTGGGCTTGCCCCTGCGTTGATGTTTTCTGGTGGGTTGCTGCTTACAGGGGCGCTGTTGACAGCAAAAGGGGGCAAGCGTGTTACTTGATGCCATTTTCCGCAGTGAACCGCTCGAAAATCCCGCCACGCCGCTGACAGGTGAGAGCGCCGACGCTGACAAAAGCCTGGGGCGTGATATTTACGTCAGCCCGGTGACCGCCATGAAGCTGGCGGCGGTGTATTCCTGTATTTATGTGATCGCGTCCAATCTTGCGCAAATGCCGTTACACGTCATGCGAAAGAACGGGAATGCGGTTGCTCCGGCGCGCGACCATCCGGTGTTTTACCTGCTGCATGATGAGCCAAACATCTGGCAGACCAGCTATAAATGGCGCGAACTCACTCAGCGGCATGTGCTGGGCTGGGGGAATGGTTATGGCTGGGTGAAGCGCTCCCGTCGCGGAGAGGTACAGTCGATTGAAAACCCGATGCCCTGGGAAACCACTTTACTGAATACCGGCGGTCGCTACACCTACGGGGTTTATAACGAAGAGGGATCATTTGCTATCAGTCCCGACGACATGATTCATGTTCGCGCACTGGGTAACAACCAGAAAATGGGTCTGTCACCGATCATGCAACACGCAGAAACCATCGGTATGGGGATGAGCGGCCAGCAGTACACCAGTTCATTTTTTAACGGCAACGCACGCCCTGCCGGGATTATTTCCGTTAAAAACGACCTGAATGAAGAAAGCTGGTCGCGGCTGAAAAAGGTGTGGCAAAAAGCAGTTGCGGCATTACGTAGCCAGGAAAACAAAACGATGTTGCTCCCGGCGCAACTGGATTACAAAGCGCTGACGGTTTCCCCGGTCGATGCACAGATCATCGACATGTCAAAGCTCAACCGCTCGCAGATTGCCGGGATCTTCAACGTCCCGGCGCACATGATTAACGACCTGGAAAAGGCCACGTTCAGCAACATCACCCAGCAGGCCATTCAGTTTGTCCGCTATACGATGATGCCGTGGGTGACTAACTGGGAGCAGGAGTTAAACCGACGCCTTTTTACCCGCGCCGAACGTGCCGCCGGGTATTACGTCCGCTTCAATCTTACGGGGCTGTTGCGCGGTACGCCGCAGGAGCGAGCCCAGTTCTACCACTTTGCCATCACCGATGGCTGGATGAGCCGTAATGAGGCGCGCGCCTTTGAGGATATGAACCCGGTTAACGGGCTGGATGAAATGCTGGTCAGCGTGAATGCCGCGAATCCTGCCAGCGATTTTAAACCCGATAAAACAACAGAGGATAAAACCGATGAATGACCGTGAATTACGGTGTTACAGCGGCGAGGTTCGGGCAGAACAGCAGAGCGATCAGCCCACGCGGATCATCGGTTACGGTTCCGTGTTCAATTCCCGTTCCGAGCCACTCTGGGGCTTTCGCGAAATCATCAAGCCCGGTGCGTTTGATGACGTTCTGACAAACGACGTACGCGGACTGTTTAACCATGACCCGAATTTCATTCTTGGGCGCAGCGCGGCGGGTACGCTATCGCTGAGCGTGGATGAGCGCGGCCTGCAATACAACATTCTGGCACCGGATACGCAAACCATTCGCGATCTGGTCATTGCGCCGATGGTACGGGGTGATATCAGCCAGTCTTCGTTTGCGTTCCAGGTGGCCCGTGATGGTGACGACTGGTACGAGGATGACGAAGGCATTGTTATCCGTGAAATCAGCAAGTTTTCCCGTCTGTACGATGTCTCGCCGGTGACGTATCCGGCCTATCAGGATGCTGATTCCGGCGTCCGCTCTATGAAAGCCTGGCAGGAGGCGCGCAACAGCGGTGCGCTAAAGAACGCCATTAACCAACGAATGGCGCGCGAGCGCCTGCTGACCCTTCTTAACGCGTAAGGAAATTATTCTATGGCACTTCATGAACTTAAACAGAAACGTAACACTATCGCAGCCGATATAAGCGCGCTCCACGAAAAGATTGGCGATACCGCCTGGACTGACGAACAGCGCACGCAGTGGGGCGCGATGAAATCTGAGCTTGACGCGCTGGACGCCCAGATTGCTCGCGAAGAAGAACTTCGCCGCCAGGATCAGACTTATATTGAAGATCAGGAAGGAGAGCAGCGCCAGCAGCAGGGTAACCATGGCGATCCACAGCAACAGGCCAGTGAACGCCGGGCCGCCGCATTTAATGGCTTCCTGCGCCGTGGCGTGGCTGAACTGAGCGCAGAAGAACGTCAGGCATTGCGTGAACTGCGTGCGCAGGGCACCAGTCCTGATGAGCAGGGTGGTTATACCGTTCCGACCCAGTTCCAGAACCGTATTGTTGAATCCATGCGGGCCTATGGTGGCATTGCCAGTATTTCGCAAATCCTCACGACGGCCACCGGGCAGGATATCGCCTGGTCAACGTCCGACGGTACGACAGAAGAAGGTGAACTTCTTGCTGAAAATACCGCAGCCAGTGAGGGTGATACCACGTTCGGTACCGCCATTCTGGGTGCAAAAAAACTCTCCTCCAAAATCATCCGTGTGTCCAATGAACTGCTGCAGGATAGCGGTGTGGATATTGAGGCATTTCTTGCGTCACGCATTGCGTCCCGTATTGGACGCGGTGAGGCGAAATACCTTGTGCTTGGTACGGGGGCAGGTACGCCGCTGCAGCCGAAGGGGCTGGCAGCATCAGTGACCAATACGGTCAGCACAGCCGCCGCCGCAACCTTTAAATGGACTGAGCTGAACTCCCTGAAACACGCCGTTGATCCGGCATATCGCAATGGTCCTAATGTGCGCTTTGCCTTTAATGATGCGACGCTGCAGGTAATTGAAGAGATGGTGGACGCGCAAAACCGTCCGCTGTGGTTGCCCAGTATCATCGGCGGCGCACCGGCTACGGTTCTCCAGACGCCATATGTTATCGACCCGGCCATTCCGAATGTTGCAGCGGGCGCTAAGTTTGCTTATTTCGGTGATTTTAACCGCTTCATCATTCGCCGCGTGTCGTATATGACCCTCAAACGCCTGGTGGAGCGTTACGCTGAGTATGACCAGACCGCATTCCTGGCCTTCCATCGCTTTGACTGTGTGCTGGAAGACACTGCAGCGATTAAAGCGCTGGCGGGTAAAGCCGCGTAATCGAACCCCGGAAATGCCTCCACCGCTTCGGCGGTTTTTTTATGCCCGCAGTTCGCTGCGGGCTAAGGAAAATCATGGTTCCTTCACTCGAACAACTGCGGATACAGTGCCGTATTGATGACGATGACACATCAGGCGACGCTCTTTTAACGCTGATGGCGGCGGCGGCACGAAAGCGTGCGGAAAACTTTATCAACCGTAAGCTGTATGACGTGGTCGTACCTGACACCGATCCTGACGGTCTGGTTATCAGCGAGGACATTTGCCTCGCGCTGATGCTGCTGGTGGGCCACTGGAATGAGAGCCGGGAAGAAGCCTCCGAAGTGGCAAAAATGAGTATCCCCTGGGGCTTCGCTTCGCTGCTTGAGCCTTATCGTTATATCCCACTTTAAGGGGCACGGTATGCAGGCAGGTCGAAACCGTCACCGCGTCATCATCCAGAATAAAGTCACGACAAGATCGCCGTCAGGCCAGATTAAGGAAGACTGGCAGAATGGTAAGGAAGTGTGGGCAGAAGTGAACGGCGTTTCTGGCCGGGAGCTGGTCGCCTCTGCGGCAGAAAAAGCAGAAATAACAATCCGTGTCTGGATGCGTTACCGCCAGGATGTTTCAGCAGCGTCACGACTGAAAATTATAACTGGTCCATTCAAAGGAAAAACGCTCGAAATCGTGGGGCCACCAATACCGGATGCGAAAGCAACGCGGCTCGAAATACTGTGCAAACAGGGGGGGGTGTCGTGATTGACCACAAACTGGATTTTTCCGGCCTGCTGGATATCTCCCGCGATATGGAGGTGCTCAGCAAGGCAGAGAACAAAAAGGTTTTGCGTGATGGGACACGGGCCGGTGCAGAGGTGCTTAAAGAGGAAGTGATTAAACGTGCACCGGAGCGTACCGGGAAACTGAAACGCAACGTTGTCGTGGTCACGAAGCGGGGCAGCAGAAATGCGATCTCGTCCGGTGTCCATATCCGTGGCGTTAACCCCGAAACGGGAAATAGCGACAACACCATGAAAGCCAGTAACCGGCGCAATGCGTTTTACTGGCGTTTCGTTGAGTTAGGCACGTCGAATATGCCTGCACACCCGTTTGTGCGGCCTGCGTTTGATGCGCGGCAGGACGAAGCGACACGCGCCGTGATTGCCAGGATGAATAAGGCGATAGATGAGGTGCTGTCAAAATGAATGAGGCGACGATTTATGCGCTGATTGGCGCACTGGCAGACGGTCAGGTTTATCCGTACGTGGTTCCGCTGAATGCACAGGGGGAGCCTGACGTCAGTCCGCCCTGGGTTGTCTTCTCGCTGCCGACTGACGCAATGGCCGATGTGCTCTGCGGGCAGGCTGAATCCACTGTTTCGTTTCAGGTGGATGTGTACTCTCTCGATCTGGATGAGGCCCGCGAAATTCGTGATCAGGCGCTTGCCAGCCTGTCTGTACTTGGGCTGGAAAACATCAATAAATTTCCACTGTATGAACCGGAGACCCGTCTTCACCGCGCCTCGCTTGAGGCATCTGTGATTGTCTGAACCGTCACGCATCATTAATCCAATAACCCGCTCCGGCGGGTTTTTTTACATCTGGAGCAAACATGACCAGTAAGTATGAAAAAACAAAGGGCACGCAGATCGGTATCTCTTCTGCGCCCGTCACAGAAGACGATTTTAAGGCTGCAGGTTTCCCGACGGCAGGCGTGACGTTCCTTGAGGCTGAATGCGCCACGAAGGAAATCAGCTACACAGGCGGCCAGAAAAGTGACATTGATGTCACCACGCTTTGCTCCACCGAGCAGGAGCAGACCAACGGCCTCGCGGCTCCGGCAGAAATGTCCATTTCCCGTAACTGGGTGGGTGATGAAGCCGCGCAACTGGCGCTGCAGACGGCCTATGAAAATGACGAGCTGCGGGCGCTGAAAGTCGTTTTCCCCTCCGGTAACGGTTTTTATGTACTGGTGGAAGTTCGTCAGAATAGCTGGTCTGCAGCAACATCCCAGGTCGTTGGCGCAACCTATTCGCTTCGCGTGAAAGGCAAGCCGAAACGCATCACGGCAGTAGCATCCGGTTCTTAAGCGCCTGCGGGCGCTTTTTCCCCTCCATTTGATACACAGAGAGTATAAAAATGTCCTTACGTGAACTGGCACTTGCGCCTGATCTGGCTTTCCGCACAAAAATCATCACCGTTCCTGAATGGAAAAATGCAACGGTCACCCTTCGCGAGCCGTCAGGTGATGCCTGGGTTAAGTTTCGCGAATTTCTCACCCCGCCGGAACTTGGAGATGGTGAGGAAGCTCCGAAGCTGACTGCTGCGCAGGAATTTATCCGCAATAAAGAGGCGGACACGATCCTCTTCGTTGATGTTCTTCGCGATGAAGCAGGCGAGCGTGTTTTTTCTGATGATGATATCGGTACCGTCGCAGAAGTTTATGGACAGGTGCATAAACGTCTCCTGAATGTGGCTCTGGCGCTGGGCGTGGATCAGGATCAGGCCGAAAAAAAGTAAAGCAACCTCTCACCTTTTTCCTCATGACGCTGGCGCTCCGACTGGGGCGCACGCTCCACGAACTGCGCAGCACCCTGACGGCCAGTGAGCTGAAAATGTGGATTGCCTATGACCGGATAAGCCCTGTTGGTGACTGGCGCGGTGATGTTCAGGCCGCCCAGATATCGGCGGCAGCATTCAATGCCCAGGGTGGCAAAGCGAATTTGGCTGACCTGCTGCTGAAATGGGGTGCTGAGGAAGAAGGGGGGGAAGAAGTTTCTGAGCTTGAAGAATGGATGTCGAAACTCTGATACGATTATTCATGTTTATCCAAAAGGGAAATTGACATGAAAATCTGGTTGAGGGTTATTTGCGGCTTGTTTGTGTTGATAACTTTTATTGTGGCTCTGCGTCAGCCGATCTCTATTATTATTTTGATTGGTGCGCTGTGTATTGCAATAAAGATAAGTAGTAGCTTTAGTGAATCAGCAATAATTGTTTTGATATTAGTTGTGTGTGTAGGTTTTGGGCTTTATCTGAATTCTGTAAGTCCGCTCTTTAACCAAAAGATAGAAACTTCTGGATTCAATCACTCTTACCTAACCGTAACAAAAAAAGATGAGAGTTCAATAAATAGAGAGGTGATAAATGTCCCAAGTGATAAAAATGCGAAATATTATCTGCTCGATAAAAATAAAAATGGGTCATTAACCGATATTACGATAGAGCGACATGGTAGTTCAGGTGTAACTTTCTCAAAAAGGTCTTATTCATGTCACACTAATGAAGTTATGTATGTTGGAACAGGTGATACTTTAGATGATATGAAAAATTCAAAGCCTGATAAAGGGATGTCAAAAATAGTCCCTGATTCGATTGCTTATTATATAGGGTTGGCGGCATGTAATTAAGTCTCCAGCTCATAAAGAAGCCTTGTGTGAGCGAGGCTTTTTTTATTGAGGATACGAGATGGCAACTCTACGAGAATTAATAATTAAGGTTTCGGCTGACTCCGGCTCATTTCAGCGAGAAATTGCTCGCGCCTCGCGGATGGGGCAGGACTATTACAAAACAATGGAGCAAGGCGGCAAACAGGCTGCCGCCGTCACCCGTGAAACACAACGCTCAATTGCGGCGCTGAATGCTGAGCTTGTCAGCGTTAAATCTACCGCTACGGGCCTTGCTGGGGCGTTTGCAGGGGCATTTGCCACGCATCAACTTATCCAGTATGCCGACACGTGGAACCAGTTAAGCGGGCGTCTGCGCCTGGCTTCCACTGGCGCGGAAGATTTTGCAGCAGCGCAACGCTCGTTAATGGCAATCAGCCAGCGCACAGGCACCTCGTTTGAGGCTAACGCAACCCTTTACGCTCGTATTGCATCTTCCCTACGTGATGCTGGCTACGCGTCAGCCGATGTGGCAAAAGTCACGGAAACGGTCGCCACGTCACTGAAATTGTCCGGTGCGAGCACGGAGGAGGCCAGCTCCGTTATCACGCAGTTAAGCCAGGCGCTGGGCTCCGGCGTGCTGCGTGGCGAAGAGTTCAACGCCATCATGGAAAACGGTGGCCGCCTGGCGAAACTGCTAGCTGACGGTATGAAAACGACCGTTGGCGGGCTGCGCAATATGGCGCAGAACGGGCAACTGACAACGGATAAAATTGTCCCGTTACTGACCAATGTCGAATTACTGCGCAAAGAATTTGAAACGCTACCAGCCTCCATCAGTGGCTCAGCACAGAAAGTCCAGAACAGCTTTATGGCATGGGTTGGTGGCGCGAATGACGCCCTTGGCGCGTCCACGGCGCTGGCTGGTGCTCTCGATAGTCTGGCGTCAAACCTCGATACAGTGGCTAGCGGGGCGGCAGTTCTGGCCGCTGCCGGTGGTTCTCGCCTGCTTGGTGGTATTCTGTCCGGCGTGACTTCATCCGCAGGTAAGGTGCTGGACGCCAGAAAAGAACAGATTGCCTTAGCTGATGCGCAGGCTTACGCCGCAACACAGGCACAACGCAAAGCACTGGCGAACGCCGGTGCCGCAACGTCTGCCTATAACCTTGCCGTCGCCGAGGCGAATGTAGCCAAAGGCTCAAATGCCTCAGTACTGGCGGCTGATAACGTCATCAAAAAACGCAGCGAAATGATCGCCGCGAATGCTGAGCTTGTTCTCTCAAACCGTGCGGTTACCGCGTCTCAGGAGGCATTAAACCGCGCGACATCCGCTGTGGGCTTACTGCGCAGTGGTGCCAGCGGCTTATTGTCACTGGTCGGTGGCATTCCCGGCGCGTTATTGCTGGGGGCTGGTGCCTGGTACACTATGTACCAGCAGCAGGAACAGGCCCGCCAGTCAGCGCAGGATTATGCGCAGCAAATTGACCTGATTCGACAAAAAACGACCTCAATGTCGCTGGGCGATGCAGACAGTAACAGGGGAAAAACTGTCGATGCGCTGGTTGAGCAAAACCGGCTGATTGATGAGCAGGCCGGGAAAGTGACTGCACTGAAAACGCAGATCGATGATCTGAATTCAGCGCGGAACAAACCAGGCATTACCAGCGAAAATGATGCAAATATCGTTAAGTCGCTCGGTATTCTGACTGACCAGTTAACGGTTGAAGAAAACAAGCTGAACCAGATGCGCGACCGTTCCCATGTCATTCAGAAAGCCCTGGAGGAAATAGAAACAAGACGAAATGATCTAATTCGCGAACAGGCCTGGCGACAAAACGAGGCTTATTATTCGCTGTTAAAAATGACAGGTGCACACTCTGAGTTCAACAGGCTCATGAGTCTGGGTAACACACTTCTCTCTGCACGTAACAGCCTGGTGCAGGTACCAATGGCATTACCGCAGGCCAGCGTGTCCGACAAAGATGCTAAAGCGTTGCTCAATAAGCAGCGTCAGGCAGAACTGGCTGGATTGACGGGGCTTGCCAAGGTTAATAAGCAGGTTGATTTTGACCTGCAGGATATGGGGCGTTCTGGTCCGGATAACTCCGTTTTTGCCAAGCGGTGGCGTCAGGCTGCGGTTGATGACTACAACAACACACAGAACGTGGCAGCGGCACAGAAAGCGAAAGCAGACGCCACCAGGGAAGCTGAAAAAGCTGACCGTGATGCCGCTTCGCAGGCTCAAAGGTACGCCAGCAAAATAGAAGACCTTACTATTGCGACCGAGGTTCAGAAGGTCCGCGCCAGTGAGGGTGAGAAAGCGGCTGATCTTTACGCCGCCGCGCACCAGAGCGGCATTAAATGGACAGCCGAACAGACTGAGGAAATTCGTAAGCAGGCCTCAGAGCTGGCCCGATGGACTTCACGGGCTGATGATAACGTTAAAAAACAGCGTGATCAGGCGGAAGCACTGAAACAGCTTACCGAAGCTGCACGTAAATTCCGTGACGAGGCCACGTCGGCGACGGATACCGCAGGGCTGAGCGACAGAGAGCGGCAACGATTTGAAGAACGCCAGCAGATAGAACGAACATTCGACAAAGCAGGGGGTAGAAATTCTACCGAAGCGGTTAAGGCATATAATGCCGCGCTGACTGAGCTTGATAACAAGTACAGAGCTATCGCAGCATCAGAAGCCGACTGGCGTAATGGTGTGTCACGTGGTTATGAAAACTGGCTACAGAACACGATGGACATCGCCGGGACCGTTTCACAGGGAGTTACTACCACAATGGATAGTGCTATGGATAATGTGGCATCCATGCTGGTTCGTGGTAAAGCTGACTGGAGGTCATGGGGGCTGTCGGCGCTGGAAATGATCGCCAAAGTCTCCCTGCAAATGGCAATCGTCAGCGCCATGGGTAAATCATCTGGGCTGCTTAGTTCTTTGGTTGGTGGAATCACCGGACTAATTGGCGGAAGTGCATCGTCGGCAATGTCTACCACGTCAGGCACTGTTTTCACCGGACAAAGTTTCTCCGTACCAATGCCTCACCTTAATGCCCTCGGTAACGTGTACGACTCACCGTCACTTAGCGCATACAGTAATGGTGTTTACAGCACCCCGAAAACATTCGCATTTGCCAAAGGCGCGGGAATTTTCGGAGAGGCAGGACCAGAAGCCATTATGCCGCTGACTCGTGCTGCTGATGGTTCACTGGGGGTGCGTGCCGTCAGTTCTGGTGTGAACAATACCAGTGGCAACGCTACGAATATTCATGTCGAGGCACCTGTGAGTATTTATCAGGATTCCGCAGGAGGTGGGGGTAATGCCTCTGATACAAGCGCTATTTCCAGTCAGTTACAGTCTGTTATTCAACTCACCATTACCGACAGGTTAAGAAAAGAAATTACGCCTGGCGGGATTCTTTACCGAAGCTAAAGCCCTCGCGAACGACGGGTGGGGTATCTCAATGGCAATTGAAACATTTATCTGGCCTGTGCGCACGGGGGCCACTGAAAGCATAAATATTGCAACACAGGAAATCCAGTTCGGGGATGGTTATAAGCAGATTGCTGGTGTTGGAATAAATGAGGATAACGCGACATGGGAACTTAGCTGTAACGGAAAATTATCTGATATGGCAGTTATTCGCGCATTTCTAAAATTCCATGTCACTAAATCATTCTGGTGGTCTAATCCGTGGGGAGAGAAAAAACTTTACAGAGTAAAACGGGATTCAATAAAACCTGTTTTTACGAATGGAAATTTTGCGGAAATAAGTTTTGTATTTGAACAGGCTTATGCACCTTAGAGGTATTTTTCTGCCAACAGATAACGTAACTGGAGTTATTAATGAGTTTTACTCAGGATGTTCAACAACTGGAACCCGGAAATTTAGTTCAGTTAATTGAAATCGACGGTACGGCATTTGGAATGGAAACTGTGTTACGATTTCATGCCTTTAATATTTCAGATAATAACTGGAATGCCTTTGCGGGTGAAAATCTGCCAGCAATAATCTGGCAGGGGAATCAGTACGATCCGTATCCTTATGCGCTGAAAGGGGTGGAGCTTTCAAGTACCGGTTCGCAGCCTACACCGACGCTCTCTGTCGGTAATATTGGTAACTACGTAACCGCGCTGTGCCTTGAATATGACGATCTGGTCAAGGCAAAGGTAAAAATCCACACCACACTGGTTAAATATCTGGATGCGGCGAACTGGGTTTCCGGGAACCCTGCCGCTAATCCGAACGAAGAGCGGGTACAGGTGTTTTATGTTAATGCCAAAAAAGCCGAGACACGGATTCAGGTTGATTTTGAGTTGTGCTCTCCCTTCGATATACAGAGCCTGCAGTTACCCTCGCGACAGATAACCCCTGTCTGCACCTGGTGCCTCCGGGGGCTGTACCGGAGTGGTACGGGGTGTGATTACGCCGGAACGCTGTATTTTCTGAAAGACGGCACTCCGACAACCAATCCCGCGCTGGATGTCTGTGGAGGTCGACTCCCTGACTGTGAGGCACGTCATGGCCCCGGAAATCCTCTGCCGTTTGGCGGGTTTCCGGCGGCAAACCTGCAGGGTAAATAATATGCGCGAAAAACTGATGGCGGCCATTCGCGAACATGCCGCTGCGGAATATCCCCGTGAATGCTGCGGCGTCGTCGTTCAGGCAGGACGAAAACAACGTTATCTTCGTTGTGAAAATATCTCTGATAAACCAGAAGAACATTTCACCCTCTCGCCAGCCGATTATTTAAATGCCGAAAAGCAGGGTGAAATTATTATGGTTGTTCATTCGCACCCGGATGTGGCTCAGTTAATCCCCTCAGAGACTGACCGCATTCAATGCGATCACTCGGGGCTGGAATGGGGCATTATTTCATGGCCGGAGGGTGACTGGTGCACATTTTCACCACGTGAAAATCGTGACTATTCCGGACGTCCATGGGTGCTGGGGCACGCAGATTGCTGGTCGTTAATTCGTGAATATTATCATCGGGAGTTCAGTATTTCTCTCGGTGACTATTCTGTTCCGCGCGAGTGGTGGGATAACGGCGAAAACCTTTACGATGATAACTGGGAGTCAGAAGGCTTTATTCAGGTTGAATTAAATCAGATGCAACCCGGCGACATTATTATGATGCAGCTAAGCGCTCCCGTAACAAACCATGCCGCCATCTGGTTAGGTAACAATATTATTCTTCATCATTCTTCCGGCAATCTTTCTGCCCGCGTTCCCTACGGTCAGTATTATCGTGAGCGTACAGTCAGAATTGTCAGACATAAGGAACTCATGAAATGCTGAAAACGCTGACGCTTAAAGGTGTGGCCGCAAAGAAATTTGGCAGGGTTCATCGCTTTCACGTTGCTGACATTCGCGAAATGCTTCGGGCAATGTGTTCACAGGTGCCGGGTTTCAAAAAATACATGTCTAATGCGCACCACAGCGGCATGCGCTTCGCTTTTTTCCGGGATGGTGAAAATATTGGGGTGGAAGAGTTTGAACTCACTTCCACTGCCAGCGATTTTACCATGATGCCTGTTATTGAAGGTGCCAAGCAGGGTGGGGTTCTCCAGGTCGTTATCGGCGCGGTGGCGCTGGTCGCTGCTTTTTTCACTGCCGGGGCTTCTTTTTCTGCATGGGCGGGTGCGGCTGGAATGAGTGCAGCCGCTATCGCAGGAACGACAACTGCGTTAACCGGACTTGGATTATCTATGATGCTGGGCGGCGTAGTGCAGATGCTGACACCCCAACCAAAAATTAATGTCGGTGCCAGCAGTAGTGCGGACAATAAACCCAATTACGCCTTCGGTGTACCCGTGAATACGGTCGCGATGGGTTACCCGGTTCCACTGCTCTATGGGAAACGTGAAATTGGCGGGGCCGTCATCAGTGCCGGGTTGTTCTCCAGCGATCAGCAATAGGCTCGTTCATTCAGGTACAGCCGCCTCCGGGCGGTTTTTTTATGGGGGGATTATGCATATTCAGGGCAGGAAGGGCGGGGGCGGTAGTGCACATACGCAAGTTGAAGCACCTGACGATCTGTTGTCGACCGCAAAATTAAAAATGCTGCTGGCCATCGGCGAAGGCGAAATTCAGGGCGAACTGACGGCACAGAAAATTTTCCTCAATGATACAGCGCTGGCAAACGCTGACGGCAGTTACAATTTCTCAGGTGTAGCCTGGGACTGGAGGCGTGGAACGCAGGATCAGACGTACATACCAGGAATGCCAGAAATTGATAATGAGCTGGCCGTGGGCGTTACGGTCACTCAGTCTGTACCCTGGACCCGTCAGTTTACAAATCTCACACTGGACGCAGTTCGCATCAAATTGTCTCTCCCCGTTCAGTACCAGTACAAAGACAATGGCGACATGGTCGGGACCGTAACGGCTTACGCAATTGATTTGTCCACTGACGGTGGCGCTTATCAGACCGTGGTTGATGCGACGTTTGATGGTAAAACCACCTCCGAATACCAGCGCGATCACCGTATTAATCTGCCAAAAGCCACCACCGGATGGACTGTTCGTGTCCGACGGATCACAGCGGATTCAGTTGGCAACTCAAAGTTAGCCAACGCGTTTAAGGTGTTCTCGTTCGCAGAAGTTATCGACAGTAAACTCCGTTATCCAAATACCGCATTGCTCTATATCGAAGTTGATGCGAGTCATTTTAACGGCAGTGCCCCTAAAGTGACGTGTATTCCTCAGGGCCGCAGGATCCGTGTACCGTCAAACTATGATCCTGTTACCCGCGAAAGTTCCGGCGCATGGGCTGGCGACTTCAAATGGGCATACAGCAACAACCCGGCGTGGATTTTTTACGATCTGGTGCTGGATAAAATTTTCGGCATGGGGAACCGTGTGGATGCTTCCATGATAGATAAATGGGAGGTTTACGCCATTGCCCAGTATTGCGATGAAATGGTCTCTGACGGTGCGGGCGGTACTGAACCGCGTTTTACCTGCAACGTTTACATCCAGAGCCAGCAGGATGCCTACACCGTTCTGAAAGACCTGGCAGCAATATTCCGGGGCATTACGTTCTGGGGTAATGAACAGATTTACGTAAACGCTGATGTTCCGGTGGCAGATCTGGATTTTGTTTATACCGCCTCTAACGTGGTGGATGGCCTGTTTAACTACGCGGGGGGGGCCTATAAAAACCGCTACAGTTCCTGCCTGGTGTCATGGTCTGATCCGCAGAACCATTACAGCGACACCATTGAGGGCGTTTATGACAGCGATCTGGTGGAGCGCTATGACATTAATCAGACGCAACTGACTGCTATTGGCTGCACCTCGCAAAGTGAGGCGCACCGCAGGGGGCGGTGGGTGTTATTGTCCAACGCAAAAGACGGCACAATCTCTTTTAACGTCGGTCTTGACGGGCATATTCCGCTGCCTGCATCCGTTATTGGTGTTGCGGACCCGTTCCGCGCCGGAATGCAGAATGGAGGGCGAGTCAGCGCGGTAAACGGCAGGAACATTACGCTGGATCGCGCTGTTGAATATGCATCCGGTGACAGACTGGCGCTGAATCTCCCCGACGGAACAACGCAGACGCGTACCATCAGCGCGATCAGCAGCGATAAAAAGACAGTCACGGTCAGCACCGATTACAGGCTGGCTCCCGTTGCTGGCGCAGTGTGGGCCATTGACAGTGACAATCTGGCTATTCAGCAATTTCGTGTGACATCTGTTGCTGCGAATGACGACGGTACATTTAACGTTTCCGGCATTCAGCACGACCCCAATAAATACCGGTTTATTGATGATGGTGTGCGGATCACGCCTGCACCGATTACGGTAACACCGATATCTGTCCTGCCTTCGCCGAAAAATATACTTATCAGCCAGACTGATTTTATCGATCAGGGGCTGACGGTCGCCAGCCTGAACAGTACCTGGGACAAAGTTGATGGTGCTGTCCGGTACCAGGCGCAATGGCGCAAGGACAATGGCGACTGGATTAACGTTCCGGTTGCCAGTGCACAGGGGTTTTCCGTTCAGGGCATTTATTCCGGCAATTATGATGTGCGAGTGCGTGCCCTGAATGCGCAGGATTCGTCTTCACCCTGGGGTTATGCCGACACGACCCACCTGACGGGGAAAAATGGTACACCGGGCACGCCGCAGTCACTCCTCGCGTCAAATGATGTGGTCTGGGCTATCGACATTACCTGGGCGTTTCCGGATGGATCTGGTGACACTGCTTATACCGAACTACAGCGCGCCACCACGGACGATAAGGCTAATCCCGAACTGCTGACACTGGTGCCTTATCCGGCGGCCAGCTATCAGCACGGGCCAATGCTGGCGGGTGTGCGGCAATGGTACCGTGCACGGCTGGTGGACAGGATTGGCAATGTCGGTGAGTGGACCGCCTGGGTCATGGGGCAGTCATCGGTTGATGTCAGCGCCGTTTCTGCTGAGATTCTGGAGCAGATGCAGGACACGGCGGTATTTAAAGACATCATCGAAAACGCCGTTGAAACCAGCAAAACCGTTGCTGACCTCGCCACGGCAATCACCCAAAACGCCGACCAACTGGCGGCGGCAGTGGGCGCGAACCGGCAGACGGCAGAGGCCATCATTGGTAATGCCCTGGCCATCGCTGATGTGGTGGTGAGGCAGTCGGCGCAGAACGGCGCAAACTCGGCATCGTTCACTCAGTTACGGGAGGTTATCGCCACTGAAACACAGGCCCGCGTTACCGACGTGACGCGCCTGGAGGCTAAAACCGACCAGAACGCGGCACAGGTAATGCAGCTCACGCAGGCGCTCGCCGATGAGACGCAGGCCCGCGCCACGACGGTTGATACGCTGACGGCGCAGACGGAGGACAATACCGCTAACGTAACGCAGCTTACACAGGCGGTGTCCACCCTCGACAGTTCTACCGCATCCCGTTTCGACGAACTGTCAGGCAAAACGGCTAACGCGGCTGGTGGGGTGCAAAACACGGCGGTGGCGCTGATTCAGGAGACGCTGGCGCAGGTTAATACACGGATGACGCTCAGTGCTCAGTACGGCGCAAACAGTGCCGGTATCCAGCGCGTTGATAACGTGATGGTGGACGCCAGCAAAGCCGTTGCGGAGTCGCTGAAAACCCTGGATGCCACCGCTGGCGGCAATGCCAACATCACTGATTTTGCGAAAACGATGTCTGATTTTACGCAGACCTCCGCAACGAAAATCAACTCACTGAGCGTCACGGTAAACGGCCAGGCTGCGGCCATTACCACGAACGCCCAGGCAGTAGCGGATATCAACGGCAACCTGAACGCGATGTATTCGATTAAAGTCGGCGTGGATGCCAACGGCGTGAAGTACGCAGCAGGGATGGGGCTGGGTGTGCAGAACACACCATCAGGCATGCAGTCACAGTTTATTGTCCTCGCCGATCGCTTCGCGGTTATGTCTCAGGCTGGCGCCGACGTAACGCTACCGTTTGTTATTCAGAACGGCCAGACGTTTATTCGTGACACGTTTATCCAGGACGGGACAATCACCAATGCGAAAATCGGTGCGTATATCCAGTCAAATAACTATGTGGCTGGCTCAGTTGGCTGGCGAATTGGTAAAGATGGCTCATCTGAATTCAGCAATGTGACGGTTCGCGGTGCGCTTTACGCCATATCGGGCAATTTCAGTTTTAATGGTGTGAATAATGCCGTGGTGATTGACGGTACCGGTGTGCTGATAAACCTGCCCGGTGGTGGTTCTATAAAACTGGGGACGTGGTGATGCCGAGTGGATTACGAATTGATTTAAACGACGGTGGCCCGGTCATGGAGATCACAGCAGGGATGCGCTGCCCGTCATTCTGCCAGCAGGTTTCCGCCGCCTGGGACGTGAATCAGTACGCGATAGCGAATTATGTCGCAGGTAGTCAGATTGTGGTGTTGCCCCGAAACACTGTTTTTTCAATGTACCGGGATACAAACCTGATCCCCACTATCGGGATGTTTTCGGGCTACAGCGTCTCCGGCAATGTTATTACCCTGAATACCTGGTGGTCAGATAACTGGGGGCGCGCCCGGACATTTGATTCAACGTTCTGGCAAATCCTGCCTGCCGCCTCCGGGCAGGGGCTGCTGATTCAGGACAGCAGTGATTTTCTGGCAATCACAGACGCGACGATGGTGGGCAGTTGCGTCTGGCGCGGCACGATTACGTTTAATGGCTCGTGGTCAACGCCGACCACTGTGGCCCCGCGTGAGAAATACCTGGTATTCGCGTCATGGAGTGCCGACGGTGTTGTTGTTGAGTTTGACGGTTACACAATAACCGCGACTCAGGAGCTGGACGGTGCAGATATAGCGGCCACGGTGACTATGACCATCGCTATTTTCGCCAGTGGTGTCGCGCCCGTGGCGGGTACGGGCCTGAACATGTTTAAAAACGGGACCTGTGTTTTTTCGACAACCCGCCGGCCGTTTATTTATCGCAACGTCACGTACACACCAGGCTGGAACTGGCAGGACATTGGCCCCCGCATGATTATGCTGGGGCGCTACGGCTACGACAGCCGCGTCAATGGAGGCTGGGACTATCTGAAATGGGCTGGCCTGGTGCGCAGCGGTAACTCGGTGCGCTGCGCCAGGGGGAAAACCGTCTCAACGTGGACATCTAAATATTCGGTAGTCAACCAGAGGCTGACCTCACTGCAAATACCTTGTATCGAATCAATGTATTAACCCGCTCCGGCGGGTTTTTTTATGCCTGGAGAAAATATGATTTACACAACTGGCACCATAGCCATCAACGGCAACACGCTGATGGGAACCGGTACGAACTTTACAGCAGCAGGCTCACTGATCCGCGTCGGCTGCACACTGGTCACGCTGGCTAACCCGGTACAGGTATTCCAGATAACGGCAATCAACAGCGCTACACAACTCACCGTAACGCCTGCGGCAAACCCGGCAATTGCAGCCGGTACCGCTTACGCCATCCTGCTGAGTGATTCGCTGAGTGTTGATGGACTGGCTCAAAACATCGCTGAGACGCTGACGCTGTATCAGCGGAATATGTCGGGTTTTGCCGACGTGATGAACGGGGCGGGTGACGTCACTATTACGACTAACGGTGCAGCTGTCACAGTTCCCGGCCAGAAATCTCTGGCAAAAAAAGGGGCGAATTCCGACATTACCAGCCTGTCCGGGTTAACTACTGCGCTGTCAATTGCGCAGGGCGGAACTGGTGCGAAAACGGCGGCAGATGCGCGCACTGCGCTAGGTATGGGGACGGGTGCTTACCCGTACTTTGCAGGATTAGAGTTGACTGATTCCACTCCATTTATCGATTTTCATTTTAATAAAACAGCCGACGACTACAATGTCCGTTTGATTAATAACCTCAGCGGCGTTTTGCAACTGTCTGGTCAGTTCGATTCGACAAAAGGCTTTATGTCGCGGGGAGGTACAGACGGTCCAACAGATATTAACGTACCATGGAGTTTTTACTGGAACTACGGCGGCAACGTAGGGTTAACCGGATTCGTCGGCACAACCAATCTTGGGCGAGTTTCGTTTACAACGTCGTCAGATAGAGAACTTAAAAAGAACATCAGATACGCTAATAATGCGGCAACAGCTCTTGCTGAGGTTATGGGGTGGATGCCAGCATATTTCAAAATGAAATCTCGCGGGGTCATTCCTGAAAGTGAAGATATGCTCGGTTTTATCGCGAATGACCTGGTGACGGTATCCCCTGAGTGTGTCGGCGGTTCTGGTCTGGTTGAGGGGTACGATGAAGAGAATCCCGCAGATGCGTACTACCTGAAAGAAGTGCCCCTGATTGCAAAATTGACTCAGGCGATACAGGCCCAACAGAAACTAATCGACGATCTGACCGCGCGCGTTGCTGAACTGGAATCCGGAAAAACTAACGAGCCGGTGGCAGAGTAATCAAGCCCTTACTCTGTGCAAAAAATTGATAGTCACAAGCTGAGTTGATCTGTTGCTCAATAAAAACTACTGTATATGAATACAGTATTTTCGGGAGGTGACTATGCCCCGCAGAAACGATGTTTTTGTTGCATTCCGTGAAGCCGTTCAGCTTAACCCGAAGGGGTACATGTGTCTGAGGACTGCGGATTTCATCAGTAAATTACGGGCCTACAACCACCACTTCACCGAGCAGGACGCCAACAGGTGGATTGAACTGAACCAGCCCAGCTTCGTCGATAAAACGCCAGATTTCAGTGAAAACCGTCTCTGGTTGCTTCGCAATATGGGGAGGGTTCGCTAATGCAACAAATGTTTAACAAACTGGAGTGAAAAGCAGCAAAAGAAGTGATAGAGAAGGTGACTGGTAGAGGGATATAAAAAACCCGACCCTGTGGGGCCGGGCTTTATTAGCTGGATTGTTTAAGCCGCTTTAGGAATTGCACGCAGACTTTCATCCAGTTTTGCATTCAACTGGCGAACTTCATTCAGGCATGCTTCCATTTCGTCCAGCAATCTGAATACAGTTTCAAAGTCGTAACGGTTTTCCATCGTAAGCTCCTCGTTGTGTCATATATATGGCTTTTCATCCAATGCAGCTATCGCCGCGCACAGCGCGTCAGCGTTGTCAGATGCAATGGCTTGGGCCAAATCATCTGCGTACTCGATGTACTCATCGAGGTCGGCAAGTTCTTGTCTTTTGTCAATTTTCAGAAGTTCTGAAACCGTCTCCGCAAGCACGCGGTATAACCTGAGCTGACTGACAACCCGATCAAAAGTCGGGTCATTAAGTTGCAACTCTGGTATCGGCAACAACTTGGCTTTACTCAACATCGAGCTAATTTCACCAAGAATTCCGTAAGTTAAGGTATTGAACCGGGCTACAGCTTTTTTATGTAAAATCTCAATGGGCTCTTGTGCGCCGTTCCCAGCCCGCTGATTAGGATTTTGGGTCACTAACTATACTCCTTATATAGGATCTCTCCAATCCTTTTTCAATGCGAATTGGACGATTTCCGTTCAATTAGCACGATTTAGCTATGTATGAATTGACTTTGGGAAGAAACATCTCTATAACCGCGCACGCAATTTATATATACACATAGAATCGGCAAAAAGAACACAAACTTTATGACGATTTTCATCAATCATTACGAATGATGATCACTATCACGCATCCTCTTACCAATGCCTCATTCGTCCACAGTCATAGCAGGCAGATTGATATCAATCAAGTGCCTGTGCATGTAATATATAAAATCCCTGAACTCACAATTCCTGTTAGCCAAACATCTTTTACGACCACTGTGTATGCACGGAATTGTAATGATTATGGCGCTAAAAATGGCGAGGGATAACCTGGAGTTTTATCAGGGGTTTCTGGCCGATCATTCTTCAACAAGCCAAAATTCAGCTTCTTCAAACATCTCCTAGATCATGCGGTTGAGCCGCTCCTTTTCTGTTTTCGTACAATCACTGTTCAGCGCGTTCGCCTGCATTGGCTTCACTCTCACATCAGCATCGGGGAACAGTCGGTGCACCCTCTTGGTTAGTTCAGCCAGAATGATTTCTTTCGCACCAGGCAACCCATCAACATTTCTCTTGTCGTAAACGAGTTCAACGAACATAGCTGCCTCAGCTAAATTACTGGTTAAATATACAGTTATTATTGGCTGAGTATTTGTACAGCGTCAAGGTTTGTTTTTTGAGTACATTAATTAGTACATTTTTAATGATTTTATTAATTAAAGTCATTAAAAACATATTGATAGGGTTTGAGTTGATTAGTCATGGAAAAGAAATGTGGGCGTTGCCGTTGAATCAGACACCTGAGCTCATCCTGTTGATCAATAACCTGCCTATGGTAAACCATTGCGTCGCATCTTCCGAAGGAAAACGCATTGCGGAGCGTCATTCGGAGCAAGATCCGGGACGTCAAAAAATGACTTTCGTCACATTTGTTTGCAATTTGTCCCAGTATCGACATATTAAGTTGCGTAAAAAGAACGGCTAA